CAAAGGTGGCTTGCTAGCTACACAAAGACTGCAAACTTATGGCACCGGTGATATCGCTAAACTCATGAGACTAGACTTTGTTGTGGAAAAGAGCAAAGAAAAACTACAAGAATTACTAGATGCAAACTTGCATGAGTCAACTGTTGTGTATTCTAATCCAAGAAACTGTTTTCGTTTCCCCGGTGAATTTCACAATATTCCTTATTTCCCAGTAATGCTAACACCGTGCTTGTTGCCATATGTTGCAGCATTTGACGGACATACTGAAATATTCTTGTTGGGCTATCACGACGATGCGGAATTTGGATACCCAGCATGGGCACAACAACTACGTAGACTGTTTGAAGCGTATCAAGGTGTAAGATTTGTACATGTGGGCTATAAGAATCACATGCCTGAAATCTGGAAAGACCTCAGCAACGTGAGCAATCTAAGCCACCGAGAATTTATTTTCTACGCTGACGTTTAATACGCTGCGTTCCATAACAGTAATTTTATCTCTTACTGCTTCAAAATTCACAGTTGACCACAATCCGGGGTGCATTGGTTTAGGCCAATGCCCCGATGCGATCCATGCCCAACCCACATGCTCGTCATTGAGGTCAGGGATAAACTCATTTTCTACAGTGCAATAAAAAGTGTGATACACAAATCCACTGTCTGCTGATGTAAATTTCTCTATTGGGATTAGTCGTTGGTAAGCAGGCATTGCGCCCATTTCTTCCCTGCACTCGCGTTCGATAGTTTGAATCAATGTTTCGTTATCTTCAATCTTGCCGCCAGGCAACCCCCATGTATTTGGGTGTTTAAAATCGTTTCTCAACAGATATAGATAACGCTGTGTACTTAGGCTGTGAAACCACACACCTACTGCGTTTACAGTACTAGACTCCATTTGCCTCCAGGATACAGACCCTGATAACTCTTGACCCACTCATTGCCAGTCCATCGGTACTGCAAGGATGTTGTGATATTTGTGACATACTGTATATTATCTAGACTGTTAGCACTATCAAAAGAAATCACCCATCGTGTGCCATCGTATTCGACGATATCATTAGCATCGGCTATAAGAGCTTGCCCGCTAACTCCGGCCCATGCGTCAGCATAACCGTTATCGGATCCGGTGGCATCAGTTAACAAGTATCTTTGTCCTTGAGCTGCGTTCATTAATCCATGTCCAGGACCTGCTGTTAACGGATTAATCACTGCATCAACAGGATCAAGTGTATTTGCTGGTACAGTATCTTGGTCAACTGTAAACAACAAGAATCGATCGTCAGTTGGATCAAACGCAACCGTACCTGACACATCTGATCCATCAGGCTGTTCTAGTTTAACATAACTAATACCGTCTCTTAAACTGCCGTACATTCCTGTAATAGCATGCCACATTAAATTACTTTGTGGAGAGTCAGCAGGAGTCAAACTAGCGTTAGATTGATCAACAACTTGTGGTGGTCGTAGCGCTTGCAATTTGCCGTTGATTAGTAGTACTTGATAAGTGTAAGGAGTAAACACTTGTCTTGTGCCCAGAAGCAAATCATTATCTGTAATAGCTGCTGCTGCATCGCCGTTTGCATCGTAAATGCTAGCAACAATACGCTCGATCACACCCAATTTCTTAACCTTGGCAGGCGAGCTTAACCAAATTGGCAATTTAAAGGTAAGTGTAGCAATGTCAATTGGGTTTTCGGTGCCAACAGGAATGGTTCTACTAGACCAAGTGGTTGACTCCAGTTCTACTACGCTCAAACTTGTCCAGTCGATATAGTTGTCAGTGCCTTGGATTTCTAATGCAGGATTAAACAGCACTAGAATCTGTTCTAGCAGTTGAAACTTTTGATTGGTATTACTGGTCCAAATATCTAACTTGAGTGTTAGGCTGTACGGCACAGGCATCAGTCGTTCAATTGTAAATGCGTTACCCTGTGTTACTTCGTAACTGTTAGTAGCTTCGTCAAAGGTTCGTTGTCTTACTTGAATGTTACTAACATGATATGGCTCTTGCATTCTGGGACGATCATAGTCCAAGGCCGAGATGTAGAAAGTCATCATTGGTGTTGACGGCATTGTACTTGCTGAGTTATTGTTTACAATTGTTTGTGCCTGACGAGACCAATCTCCGTACTTGACCGGCACACGGATTAAAGTGTGATTGGTACCTTCTTCATTGCGCCCATACTCAACATCAAAGTTGTTGAAAATTCTTGCGAATTGAAGTAAGAATCGACGAATTTGTTCGTCGTAGAAAAAAAGTGGACCTGCCATTGATTAGCCTCCGTTGTCTGCTGTTGGTTTGAGAATCTCCGAAAGACTCTGACGACTTGGGATATTTCCTCGGTCCGTTGTTGCAACTGTTGCTGTATTGTTAACAAAGCCGGCTCGTAATGTTTGTGCATTTTCTGCAAGATCCATTCCGGTTCTAACCTTCTCTTCAATTTTAATCCATGCTCCGCCGTTGAAACGGAACAAACGATTCGGGAAATAGTCTAGTCTTAAACAGTAGTCACCTGCTACTGGATTTGCCGGGAAGTTTACTCCTGGAGTGACTGGTAAGCCGTTGGGGGCAATGCCGTCCCCAGTCAAGTACCCCATGGTATATCCATCTGCACGTGGGCTAGTGCCTTCGGCGCCAGCAGTGTTGTCTACTGTGATTTGTCCGTTGTCTACTGCGACACCTGCTTGTGCCGGTTGCCCATCTTCGGTAGTAGGCAGAATGTAGAACTTTACAGTGTCGTAACCCGACAATGGTACCTCTGCATAAGCCTGTGTAATAATAGCATCGTTGATCACTAGATCTTTAGGGCGAGTGGTCACTTGATCCTCGATAGTTGTTGGGTCTTTTGGTTGCCAGTAGTCGGTGTCAGTGATATCTGTGCCTGGAGGAACATCTTGAATAGACACATAATAATTGTTGCCATCTTGTACTGTTGTGCCAGTAGGATAAAAGTTTCCGTCGTCCCAGATATTATCTGGCTCAAATGCTTGATCCACAATATCTTTGTATTCTTGTGCATTAACTAACGGTGTTGCTTTGATACGCCACAAGTGCGGCAACCAAGTTACTGAAAAGCCTTCAGATGCAAAGTTTGCATCTTGGATAACATAAAATCTTGGCAGTGCTTTGTTTAGATCATTAGCCAATGGATGATAGTCTTTTAAGTTTGGAAACTCTAGCACATCGCCTACCATTAGTTTACGACCAAATGTGTCTATCATGTTGTTGTAATGGAATGTTACAAACAAGGTATCATTGTTTAAGAACAAGCCAAATTGTGTAAGATCAAAGTCAATGTCCTGCACACGGTAAACACCTCGCATTACATAAACATCAGGATCGTAGGACCGATCTCTGTTTTCTCCCAGTAGTAAGTCTTCGATAAACAGCGGATCAGTAGTATCGTAAACTGGCAAAGTAGCGTCATTGTCCCCTACATCTCCGGTCTTGGGACCTAGATACTTGTGAACATAAATGTCTAGTCCGCCCACGGTGTACATCTCAGAAATTGATCTGTCTATGAACTTGTAGTCGTTGGTTCTATTTGGGCGGTAAAGAGAGAGTCTTGGCATAATAGTATATTTATTGCCGCAGTTGACAGTAAATAAGATAGCAAGTAAAATAAACATATGGACGAACTACAAGACCGCACTACAGAAGCAACTAAACAACTTAATCTAGTCACTGACCGGTTCGTGCGCCGGGATCTTGATCGGATGCTAAAAACTGTGCATGAAGCACTGGATAATTTGGACAAGGAAAGTGTGGAATGTAGGCGGGCGCATCGAACTACTACCAAATACGAAACACTAAAGATTCAAGCAGAAGAACTTGTGCTAAATCTAGAAAAGCACCTTACTCTTGCACTACTCATAAAGTAGTACTTTGGGCTGAGTTGACGGAATATTCAACAGATGCTATAATTACAACAATAAACAAGGAGCCTGCATGAAAGTTTCTCTGAAGCCATTGAATCCCCGGAGCCCAGACACAAAGTATGTGGGACTAGAACCTACCTGGTCGACA